CAAGTGGTACGTAACCGGGTCTGGAATCTGTCGGGCCTTTTCTTCGTCTGTGGCATTGAGTACCCCAGACAAATCTACGGCGCTAACATTAAATTCTGACATTTGACTTCCTTACTTTCACGCATGGGGTTTAGCGTATTTCGGCGGGTAACCCCAGATAAACCCATCCAAACTTAGTCGTCCTGCTCTCCCTGTCTCAGGCGCGACACCATCTCAGATACACGGATTTGTGCTCGGGAGATACCCCGGATTTGCCCGCATAGCTCTTTGTACTCCGCGAAATCTGCTACTTTCCCGCCCGCAATAGCGGAAATAAGCATGTCTCGATCCTCAATAAGCTGCTTTGTCAGCAGGTCCATTACGTTTTGTTCCATTTACATCCCTTGTTTAGGTGGTTGTCCAGCTAGCTTCTGCTCATGTAACTGCTGTTTATGGGCAAGACCCTGTGCCATCTGCTGCTGCTTCATAGCCTGCTGCTGTTGGGCAGCTTGCGCGGCCTGTTGAGCCTGCTGGGCGTTAATCTGTAGCTGCTGCTGGTGCTGCTGTTCAGCCTGTTGGGCCTCTTGCATGAGTTGTAGAGGGTCGACCCCGCCTTTTTCGGCGTCAAGGGCCAGCTTCTCACGGTTGTTTGCGATGTCAGCGTCCACCTTGCGGGCCTTAGTGTCAGCGTCTTGCTTCTTGATCTGAACTTCCTGCATCTGCAACTGGAGAATCGGGTCTTGGGCTTGCTGCTGAGCTTGCTGTTGTGCAGCTTGAGCCTTGTTGATGGTGAGCAACTGCTGCGCGGCTTGTGCGACCACGCGGGACAACTGGACCTCCAACTCAGGCGAGAGCTCCACGTCAGGTGTGGGCAACGGTGCGCCAAGGCGTTCCTGAATCTTCACGCGGTATGCGTAGCCAAGGTGTTCTGCAATGTGCGCCTGAATGGCGGCCTGCATCTGCGCCGCCATCGGGCTCTGGCCAATCGCTGCTGCAATCATTGGGTCTTGCATGAACGTGCTGTGTACCGCAATGTGTGCTTCGTGATCTTGGTAGATGAACGCCTTCGTGGGCTTGCCATTGAGGAACGCCATGTTCTCCGAGATCGGATCGCGGGGCTTCTGGTCGTCGTCGATGGGCACCAACTTGTCGGCGTTCTTCACACCAAGCACCTCAATCATCTGGCGGTGCAGGTGTGGGAGGTTGTAAATCTGCGGTGCGCTCTGGGCCAACTGAATGACCGCTTGGTACTGCATGATCCGCTGGGCCATGGTCGAACTGTTGGGGTCCGACACAGGAATAACTTCTACGAGGTCATAGTCCGCTTGCTTCGCTTTACGATCGCCACCTTCAGGTGTGTAGTTGTAATCTTCAGGGGTGTAGTCACGGATGATTTCTTTGAGGAGCTTGAACTCCTGCTTCATCGAGTAGTGGACACGCGCCTGTACGGCCGACATGGTTTTCAACTGACGCTCAAGCAGCGCAAGAGTTGTACCTACCGGAGCATTCGCGCCCATGTCGCTGATGTTCATGTCGGAGATCGAGCCTAAGCGACGACCTTCTTCAGTGATCTGGTTCAGCAATGCCAACAGAACTTGGCTTGGCTCTTTGTATGGCAGCGCCATGATGTTGTCGCGGATCGTGCCGGAGGCAACGTCCACATCTCGGAACTCGCCGGGAGCGATGGGAGTGTCATCTCCTTTGACGCGCATACCCTTGGTCTTCATACCACCGGGCAAGTTCGACAATGTGCCAGCGTCCACCAACTGACGAATCAGAGATGTACCTGCGCGGGCATAGCCACCGATCAAGTGAATCAGGCCAAGGCCGTAGGCTCCGAACCCGGGCACGTATGTGTATTGCACAAAGTGCTGGCGCTTCTGCTGGAGCTTGTCGTCCTTCTCCCAGTTACGGCGGATGGCCAACACCTCTGAGGTGCCGCGTTCAATCGTGACAATGTAGGGCAGCGCGATGTCGTCCTCGTCCTCATACCCGGGCAGGTTGTAGTCAACGTGAATCTCAAGAATCTGGTAGCGCTCGTCGTCAGTCAGCGTGTAGCCTTGGCCTTCCGCTTTCTTCTTCTCCACGTCAGTGTGGATCGGCTCAGGATCAGACAACTCCACGTCGCGGTAAAACCCTGCCACCTGCAGCTTGCGGATGTCGTTCTTGGTCTTACGCATGATGTGCGTGACACGCTCGGAGGTCTGGGTGCTAGACGCTCCATAAGGAATAATAATATCCTCTGCAGGGATGTACATCGACACCTGCCGGCCCAGTGCTGGGTCGTAGTAGACCTTCTTGAACGCCGATCCTGCCAAGCCCAAGCTGTACAGCATGCGCTCATGCTCAGGGCGATACTCCAACATCACCTCAGTCAACTGGTAGTTCATGTCGTCGCGGACACGCTCTGCAGCCTCGGTTGTCTCTGGGTTTTCTTCGCCAATGATCCGAGTCTTGACTGGGCCCTGCGCGGGGAAGCTCTCAGTAATAGTTTCTGACTGAAACCTAATCGCAGCTTCTGTGAGGATTGTGGAATATACGCCACAGGCACCTAGCCACGGTTCAGTGCGCTCTTCGTAGTTCATGCCCAAGACCTCGAGGCCCTTGACATACATCTCTACCCAATCTTTGCGCGACTGCGTGTCGGTGTCCACCAGATCAATCAACTCACTGGCCAGCTTCTGCAACTCGCCGTCATCCATGTCTTCGGCTAAGTTCGCGTCGAACTCTTCTGCAGTCTGAGGGAGAATCTCAATCTCCATGCCGCCCGCTTTAATCGTTACCCCTTCTGGGTCTTCGATCTCAATCTCCAAATCGGGTTCAGCGTCTCCTGCGTCGATACCCATGGGGGCTTGGTACAGGGCGGGGCTCATGCTGTTGGTTGCCATATTATTTCTTTCCGCTTCGCGCTAGCGTAGCTCGGTTAGTTTTCGGATCGTATGAATACGCGGTAGGTTTCTTGCCTGAGAGTTTAGACGCGCGGTCTTTGGCTCTCTCCTCAGCAGTCATCGCGTCACGCGCTTTACCTGCGGCGGTCAAGTTCTCGGAGTGCTCCTCCATCTGTCCACGGCTACGCAGTAATTTAATGGCAGTCTCTCTCGACCCAACTTGTGCGGCCAAGCGGTCGATCAAACTATTTGCCCCCATGAATTGTGAAGTCGCCATATATCCTTAGTAGAAAGACATTCGGTTGGGTTTCTTAAAAAACTCATTATCCTCGTGGTCGGTGGTCAAGCGCAATAGCCCGCCCTTGCGGATACGCATTAAGGCCAGCGTCATTGTATCCACCTCGTCGTCGTGCTCGCCGGCGGGAAACGCCAGAATCTCCTCGACCGTGGCTGCTGCCCACGCGCTCTCAGGGAACCACACATGGCCAGAGGCGAACATGTCCGTCACCGCATTCAACCGCGCGATCTTGTCCTGCCCTTTCCCGGGGCTGAAGTCCTGCACGAATATACCCGACCTGCGCATCTCGTCAATGAGCGGCTGCCCACTGGCTTTCGCCTCGACGATCACACTGTCTGGCTGCCACTCCTCGAACTGCTCGTGGGCCATCTTCTTGAGCTCCGGGAACTCGTACTTCCCCTTGACCTTGTTGAGCAGGATGACATTCTCCGTCCCGTCCTCCTCATTTGTCCACGTACCCCACGTATGGCACACAGAGAAGTCAGACCGCTGCTTCGTAGTAAGCGCCGTATCGTATGCCTGCACAATGAAGTTAATCGGAGGCGGGTCGTCCTTGGGCCACCACTTAATCCACTCCCGTTTGACGATCGCAGCCTCCGATGCCGTCGGGTTTTGTTGGTACTGAGCGAACCACTGCCACATGATGTGGTGCATTGACGCCCGGGTTTGCTGCAGTGCCTCCAGTGACCACTGTTCTGGCCAGATGGACTTCTCTTCAGGGGTGTTCTCGTTCAGGATAGCTGGGAAATCAAAGGCTTCGTAGTTGTCCCCGCCCTCATTCATGGCGGAATCCTTGAGCAGCCGGCCGATCAGGTCCCTCTGGTGCCACCGGGTATGCAGAACACAGATTTTCCCCTCGGGCATCAAGCGCGTACGCAGTCCAGCACTGAACCACTCGTACGTATTGTCCAAGGAATTGGTGTTTCCGGACTTAATGTCCTGCTCAGACAGCGGATCGTCGGCAATTATGAGGTGGGCACCCCGTCCAGCCAGCGCACCACCCACACCAATGGAGAAATACTCGCCTCCCTTGGTCGTATTCCACTGTCCAGCGGCCTTAGCGTCGCTTGCGATAGCCGTTTGAGGGAAAATTGCCTTGTATTCGGCAGTATTAATCAAATTTCGCACTTTTCTAGCCATAACCAGCGCCAAATCAGCCGTGTGGGAGGCCACAATGACCTTGTGATCGGGGTGTTTGCCTAGATACCATGCAGGGTAGTAGATTGAAATCATCTGGGACTTGCCCATACGCGGTGCCATGCTCACGGCAATCCGGTTTTTGGTGTTCTGCTCCACGTCCATCAGCAGATTGCCCAGCTTTTTCAGGTGTACGCCGAACTTATACGTCTTATCTATAGCCGCTATAAACGCAAGGAAGTCCGTCTGGGCCATAGTCACCCGCTTGCGCTCCTCCAACTCGTCAAACATTATCAGGAGCTCGGCCGCTTCATGCCGTGGCATGCCCTTTATGATCTTTTCGATGATCTCGGGGGTTAGCTCCAAGTTGGTATTCATACGTGCTTTGGCATCATCGACCGACCACCTCTGTGATATCTAAGCTAACTTTCGGGGTGGGCTGGTATGGCGTGGCGGCTTCTGCTTCGACTACCCGGGTGAGGCGCTCGCGCAGCAACTGCTCCAATTCTTCCGTGGGCCGGTGGCGCATCGTAATCTCGGTCTTGTCCGTGAACAATCCAACGTCGCTGATCTTGCCCAGCATCTCAAGTGACTTCAGACGAACCCGTGGGTCTGCATTGGCAGAATCCAAAATCAGTTTGTTAGTTATATATGTACGTAGCTGCGCAGCAGACTTAACTACGATGTGGTCGTATTCTTGCAGGAGCGCTCCAAGGTGAGCGATGACCTCTGGCTTGGCCAAGTCTATATCAGACGCAAGTTGTTGCCCGGTAAAAATAGCCCGGGACGTATTCATGTTCTCGTCGGAGATTTCGTTCGGCAGTGAGTCGGTATCTACAAGCGAGGCGAGAGCAGCAGCCACACGGGTATCTAGGGACTCGAAAGTCGGGGCGAATTCAGCAAGCGGAACATCAGTATCTATAGAGACAGGGTACATGGCGAAGTTGTGCAGCCTAAGTTGGGCGGATTGTATAGTATTTTTTTCGAGGTGTGTTTTATTTTGGTACCCGGGGGGTCTCTGTATTGAGGGGGGTGGGGTAGCGCTTGGGGAATTTTTTAGTATAGGGGCTATCAAGTGACCTTTTGGTTGTGTTCGTTAATGTCGCGCCCAGCGTAGCGGGACGGGCGGAGTCCCATAGCCACAAAGGCTTGGTGGGGGCGGGGTGGGGTAAGTTATACCGGTATAAAAACGCTTGCTTAGTTCTAAGGAAAGGCTTATAATTCATTCATCGGCAAGCATTATTTCAATGACCCGATAAATCGAAGGAGTAACAAAATGTTACAGTTTAATGAAAGCGCTACCGGCGCGTTGGTTCCCGCTACATTTTCTCCCGCTATTTTGGGCAAGGCTTGGCAAGGTATCGCAAGCGCAACTGTAGGATTAGATACCGCAACGGCGGCGGCGTTGACGGCGCGCAATGATGGAATCCAATTAGTGATGGATTCTATGCGCGCCGCGCAAAAAACCAAAATGGATATTTTCCTAAAGGGTAACGCCGCATCGAACCAAGCGCGCCGCGATATTGCGGATATGTTCCAAGGGTTCGCGGCGGATGGATTGATGGAAAAGTCAACCGCGAATATGTACGCATCGAGTTATTGGTTATGTTATGAGCAAGGGATTTCATTTGACGCGAAAGCGCGCGATAAAAAAGCGCAAGACAAAACCGCGAAAGTTGCAGCAAGCAAGGCAACGACAACGACAATCGAAGGTTATGGAAAATCCCTTGCAAAAGCGCTTAGCATGGCGCGCACTTTGCAACATAACACGGCGGGCGCTTTGCTTGACCTGATTCTAGAAATTGACCCTGAGTTTACCGAATCCGCCGAATAAGTTATACCGATATAACTTTCCAAGAGACCCCGCCTCGGCGGGGTTTTTTTGCGCCCTTTGGTGATAGTAGCACGACCGCGAGGGAGTGCGAGCGAGCGAGCCCGAACGGGAGAGGGAGAGTCGAGCCACCGACCCGATGACGCCTTGACAGACAGGGCAGACTTATACCCAGTATAACTTCGGGGCATCGCAGCGCGGCACGACTATCATTTTCGGCAAACTTATACCGGTATATGTTACAGGTGTTACAGGCTGTTACAATTTGCCTGTAACAAAGAAAGGCAAAAATCAAAAAGAAAAACCCCAATGAAATCAACGAGTTAGAGAGAGTATATATATTATATTTTTTTATTTTTAGTGTATGTTACGCTGTTACAGGCTTTTTGGCTCTCGAATCCAAATATCGGTTTTTGGGCGCAGGTATAGCAGGTATCACGAAATATTTTGGATTGGCGTTCATACATTCGTGTTTTTCCGGAAACACCCCAAAAACCCTGTAACAAGCGTAACAGCGTAACAAATGAGCATCCATGCGCCCTCCAGCGTTACAGCACCAAAAAACCCCCGTAACAAGCGTAACACCCCAATATGATATATACTACAACTCCCTCAACTTATACCGGTATAACTATGACCAAACAACCTTTCAAGGTTCTATCACTTGACTTGCCTGACACCTTCGCAGATGCGTTGGCGAACTCCCACGAATCCAAAGACCTGCACATGGCTGCCGCTGCTGCATTGATGGCATGGGTCAAGCGGACACCCCAACCCGCCTATGCGAAACCCGACCTAGCCAAACGAGATGCGGAGATTGTCGAGCGTGTGTTGCAGAAGCACGAAACCCGTGCCAATGTAGCCAAGGCGTACCAACTATCAGAAATCAGGGTTCACCAAATCATCGCAAAGCACAAGAAGTTATACCCGGTATAACTTTCAAAAAGGGGGTTGACAAGACCCCCTATACATGCTATACTGACTCTAATCAGTTGAGGTATCGCCCTTGATTGCAGCCCACCACCTACACACACGGGGGCATCACACCTTCCAAGGTGGCTCTTTAACAATCTGTACTCAAGGGGTTTGGTTAAATCTAACCATGACTTATACCAGTATAAGTTTCCAAGCCCCCCATGAAACCGCCGCTGCAACAATGCAGAAACCAATAGGATGAATTGCGCTGACAACAAGAGGACACGCGGTAGATTAGGTGAAGGTCGATGACTACTCAGTAGCAGTAGCATTTATGCCAGACCCCACCGAGGCTACCACGGCACACCCATAAGCAGACATGAGAACCCTCCCTTGGCGAATAGGCGTTAGGTGTAGTCCTAACATGATGTGGTAACAGCATCATGCAAACCAGACCGATACTACTTAAATGGGCGTGGGTATCTAGGGTAATGACCTAGACCCGCTAATGTGTGGAGACACTGCGCGTAGCGAACGCAGTTAACACCATGCTAGGAACGCAAACCCCCTCGGGGGAATATGTGCCAACGACAAGCCCTATCGTAGTCCACTGCTATGTATAGCAGGGCGACAGTCCTCACTAAAAGAGGGCTTAGCGCATTGGGCATTTCCGTGCCCTCTGCGGTAAGTTATAACTGGTATAACTTCCATAAC